ATGGATTACCATAAAGATGTAGAAAGAATTAGCAAAAGTGGACTAGATTTAATTAACAAATCTCCGTTACATTATTACGATCGGTACTACAACCGAATCAAAGAAGAGAAGAAAACACCAGCCCTATTAATGGGTAGCGCCATTCACACTAAAGTCTTAGAGCCTGATGATTACGGCAAGATTTACGCAGTCGCTCCAGAGGTTGATAGAAGAACCAAAGCCGGTAAGGCTGATTGGGATGCCTTTGTTAATGACCACCCAGAACACGAGATACTAACGCAAGAACAAGACGCGTTAATTACCAATATACACGAGGCGGTTTATAAGCATGAACAAGCTAGTGTGTTATTAAAGAGATTGATATCTGTAGAGCAAGTATTTACTCATGAGGATAAGAAATGCAAGCCTGACGGCATTACAATGCAAGATATCATGATAGACCTTAAAACAACTGAGGATGCATCCCCAAGAGGATTTGGTCGTTCAGCATATAAATATAGATACGATGTGCAAGCCGCTTGGTACACGGACATACTAAGAGAAAAAGGACATACGATTGAGGGGTTTGTTTTTATCGCAGTAGAGAAATCACCACCATACGCTGTGGCGTGCTATGTAATAGAAGATGAAGATATAGAGATTGGCCGTCAGAAATACCAAGAGAATTATAAAACTTGGAAAGAATGTAAGGAATCTGGCAATTGGCCGGGATTTGGATTAACTAAATTGCAATTACCTAATTATGGAAAATAAAGAAGAAAAATTTGAATTAGCACAGAGGCAAGCCAAGGCTTTGTCTATGTCAACTGTTATTCCAAAGGAATACCAAAACAACATCCCTAACACTATGGTCGCTCTAGAGATGGCTCAGAGAATTGGTGCATCGCCCTTAATGGTTATGCAGAATTTGCACATCATTCACGGAAAGCCATCTTGGAGTTCTACATTTATTATTGCAGCCCTAAACAGCTGTGGTAGATTTACTGCATTAAGATTTGATATGCAAAAAGACAAATGCAGAGCATTAGCCAACGAGATATCTACCGGGGAAGTACTTGAAGGGCCTTGGATCACGCTAGAAATGGCAAAATCAGAGGGTTGGTCGACTAAACCGGGTAGTAAATGGAAAACAATGCCTGAGTTAATGATGAGGTATAGAGCAGCTGCCTTTTTTGGAAGGCTTTACGCTCCAGAAATCATGATGGGTATGTACTCAGAGTTTGAGCAGCAAGATATGCAACAAAATAAGGCTACTCAGATTCAAGAACTGATAAAGCCCATTGATGAAAGTCCTCAAGACGATTCATCCAGCCCCGACCAAAATCCTTAAACGATGGGATACCTTTAATCCAATCACATCTCCACTCATAGAGGGCCTTGTATACGTTTACTGGGCCTTCTTTTTTTATAGCCTCATTCATAGCGTATATGCTACGCTTACCAATCTTACCATCTACGCCTAGCTCATAGCCATACTCAGAGTTTAGGAACTTTTGCATTTGGAAGCAAGCAGTAGTGCCTGACCCCCATGCAAAATCAGCACAGAACTCAGCAATGATTTGGTTGTTGATTCTTGATCCACCAACAACATCCCAATACCATTTATATACTTGCACCCACTTTTCTTTAGGCATCTTGTAGAAATCGCGCACAGATTTGTCACTGCGACCGTGGATGCTAGCCCACGCTTGGAATGTCACGCCCACGTTAGTGTGGTATCCTTTAGGGTTAGGGTATTCTGCTGTATCTGGAACTACGTGCCTTGAAGCACTATCTAACTTATGGCAGCTCAAGCCACCTTCCCATTTTTTTATGTAATCAAAGTTTACGTCTTTTAAATTAGCCATATTGTTCTGTTTTTTTATATTTAAGCTTTTTCCTTCTATTAGGTTCTTTCGTTGATTGAAACTTGTCAATAACAGACTGATCAATAATAATGCTGTTTTCTTTTTCATTGTGATTTACTATTAGTTTGCACAATTGAATAAATTCATCTTGAGGGGTTTCCATTTTCATTATATTGATTTTGCTTAGAACCCATTGAATATTTCCTTTTTTATAGCCTTTTAAACTATTTATTCTATCAACTGATGCGTTTCCAAAATAATGTATTGTTTGCTTCCCATCTTCTTTATACGCTTTCTTTTTTACTGGTAGTTGTATGGGGATACCGCTTATTGCGCATTTGCCTTTTTGCTCAATCCATAAATCATGCAGATCTTGAGGTGTAATATCGAAATCTATGTCACGTAATTCTGCATTGTGCCTTATTTGATAAAAATACTGACCATTTATTAGCTCAGTGCCTTTTTTCATTGAATCAATACCGCACTGCCTACATCTTGGAGTGCCTCCTTTTCTATGCTTGCATATGATGTCAGATAGCTTAACATTCCCCAATTGACCACAATCACACTTATAATCAACTCTAGTTTGTCTGGTGGTTTTGTTTTCTCTTAGTATGGTTATTTTTCCATATTTCTTACCAACATAATCATTTACATTAGCCTTTGTTCGGTATTTATTATTCGTACTCATCTTGCAGCCAACCTAGGTATACCTGAGCCTTTTTTAAATCTTCTAATCCGTTTTTATTTCTGTAACGCCAAATGTATTTCTGAGCATTTCCTTTTAAGTAGCCTAAAAATTCAATCTTACTCATACTAGCCTTAATACATTCAATGCACTCTATCTCTCCTTGGTAATGTTCTGGCTTATTTACACTGTCATCCATAAAAGTCTAAATTGTTCGAAGGGCAAATCTATGTAATAATTTTCACCATTACCAAATATTACCTCTGTACAATCATAACTAGCGTAAGCAGCAGATACCTTAGTCAAGTCTAAAACACCTTCTCTCAGCACCTCTATCTCCTCAAAATCAGCTTGCAATCCAATCATTTGATATAATGGATCAACGTGCTTTTCTAAAAATATATAATTAACATCTATCTTCATACTATTTTATAACTATGCCCAATCACTCTTATTTCTTCTTTGTTGTTCTTACATTTCCTTTCTGGCTTTAGAGATAATATACGTCCACCGATGGGCTTGGGAGGCGCACCACGCTCCACGTGCCAACCTCCTTTCCCTTCGTTGTACTCTTCCTTGTACGTCGAAGTTCTTACCATTGTTACATCTTTTAATCGAATTTTATTGGATGATGATAGCCTTTCTTTAGTATACACAATTTCCATAGACTCATGCACATGGCCCATCCACACGCAATCAGCATTTTCTACTTGCGCAGCCATACGTGCAAAATTAATACTTCCACGGGTGACTACCCCGCCTCCCCCAGAACCATGAAAATACTTGATTTTATAGGTAGTATGGCCATTACCATTAGGTCTTTGGAAGCTATAAACAATCCATCCTCCATAGCCACCTAATTGTATGTTTACTCCTTCTTCTATATTTAACCCATTTACAATAAATTTCAATACGTCTATTTCTAAATGAGTGATAAGTGCCGTTTCATGGTTGCCATACGCTATTACATCAATTAAATGAGCGTAAGGTTTAAAAAATTCTATTGCCCCTTCGCATACAGAATTCCAGTGGTCGTTTCTAGCAAATTCCTTTCTGAGTGTTTCTTTAGTTCCTCTACGATCATTTTTACCGGTCATCCCACATATAGTATCTCCATTTATCAGTATTCTCATACCCTTATCGAGGGCCATGTCTAAATGGCTTTTTAGCAATACGCGATCACACTTAGGGTTATCCCAGTGTATATCGGAAAGAAGCATGACGTTTATTGGATCAAACGCATGATTAAAAACATGAACATTATTATGCATAGGAGGTATACCCAAATGGGTGTTTTGTACTTAGTTATGACCTTTGGGGGTAGTTGTTTTGTGATTGTAATATACGAAGTATCTGGCTTTTGAGTTATAGTAGTAGTAAAAACATCATGTTTTCTTATTATCTCAACCCTTACAGATCCAGTATCTATACGTATAGTGTCTATAAAATTAAGCGTATCTACTTGATTGTGAATAAATGTATCACTAATAGTAAATGTATCAATTACAATAGTATTATTGCAATATGCATTGTCTTTTTTGCAAGCTTGCTTATGATGCCAGTTTGCAGAACATGATGTTAAAAGAATAAGTAATATGCTACTTACTCTTAACTTCATCCTTAGCAAATACGAATCCTAATCCAGCAACGATAAATGCGCCAGCTTCTGTCAATGAGGCTTTTTCTAAATATACTAACAATAATGAAGCTAATATAATCCCACATCCTAGTATAGTTGTTTTTTTATTCTTAAATATTCTCTCTATCATTTCCCAAAGTGTTTAATCAACAACGAGTCATTTATATCGTGTAATCGTTTAAGTTCTATCATGGCTGAATCGTGCATCTTTTGACTCTCCTCTATCTGCTCCGCTACTTCATCCTCTATCGTAGGCGTGTCTGTTGACAATGCCAAAATAATCGCTAATATTCCAAATGCTGCAAGTGCTTTCATATCTTTCCTAACGCTTTGTAGATTTTAATCTCAGTCACCAATGCAGAACACAACGAGTCTTGAGTTTTTAACATTGCCGACATTTTGCGAAGTTCGGTTTCACACTTAATCAATCGCTTTTCACATTGAGCCGTTGCCAAATTGCTCTGACGCTCTGCTCTTATATACAAGGCAGTAACGACAAAAAGCAAAAGGTAGGTGATAGCCTTCTCACTGTTCTTGGTAAATTGTTCAAAACTTACGGGTAACTTCATATTTCTTCGGGTGGTGTTATCGTGATATCACTTGGTTGTCCTAAAACCGCCTCTAATCCTTCAACGTGACGGATGTACCAAAAGCCATCAAGTTCTGAGTAGTTATAATTCACCCAATAGATAGTCGTATCTCCTGGGTTAATTGGATAGCCTTTGTAATCAGCCGCTTGTTGTCTTGC